GATAACAAAGAGTTTCAAGAGAAACTAAAGCAGATAAAATCAGATATGGATAGTTCAAGTAATTGGACTATTGATCCTGTATATGTTTCTCCACAAGCACCAATGGATATTCACTATCTTCCAACTACTGTTCAAGATTCAAAATCTCAAATGATACTAAACACAACTGGAGAGATTAACAGATGGATGGCTGGTGGTGACTTGTATGATGCTCCTCGTGCTGGTGATGTGATGTTTAATGTTGCTGGGAATCTTAATACTGTTCGTTTTTTAGGCTTGCAAGATACAAATCGTTTTCCTGATATGGTTCAAACTTTTGTGAATCCTAATGTATCTTCTCTTTTTGGACCAATGGCTGGAGATATAAACTTTTCTGTTATATAGTAAATATTGTATCTAATTAATCAAAAACTCCTAAATATATACCCCACTTAGCCTTTTTTTTCTTACTACAATACTCCTTAAATGAATTAAACTTTAAGGACACATTATGGGAAATGAGAAAAACACTGAGGTTATCGAAGAGATGGAAGATATTTTAGGGTTAAAAGAAGAGTCTACAGAGGGCGACACTTCAAAAGAAGATGTAAAATCAGAAGAGACTTCTGAAAAAAAAGATGAGACTCCCGAAACTGAAACAACTCCTAAAACTGAGACTACTCTAGTAACTCCTGAGCAGATAAACATCAACAAAGAGCTTACTAAGATAGATTTACAACTTGAATCTTTAGAAAAAGAGAGTGTCGATGTATCGCTATTTTATGACTCTTTAGAAGAGCATCTTACAGAAGAAGAACAAGCTTTAGAGTTTGATGACAAACCAGCTTATATGAAGCTTGTAGCTGCAAAGGCAAAAGAGTATGAGACTACTCACTCTAAAAGTGAAGATATTACAAAACTTCAAGAAGAGAAAGCAGAGCTTGAAAAAGTTTATGAGAGACAGAGTGCAATCGTAGAAGTGAGTGCTGAGTTTCCTGAGTACGACCATGAAAAAGTTTTAGCATTTTATGAAAATGATTTAAGTAAATCTGAACAGAATAAAATCATAGAAGAGTCTGCATCTTACAAAGATGTTTATGTGAACACTTTCAAAAAGCTTCAAGAGAAAAACCCTAAAAACATTTCAAAATCAGAAACTCCAAATATACCTAATGTAAATGGTGTTCGTAAGTCACCAGCAACAAATCAAGAGACTGATGATGGACTAAGTAGTGAAGATGAACAGCTTAGAGAAGCTTTAGGCTTATAAACTAAAAAAAGGATTAGATGATGGAAGAAATAGCACAAGCACCAAAACAGAGAGATGAGTGGGAAATCAAAGAAGACTATAGAGCTGTAAAAAGAGCAATGGCTATTTTTAAAGATAAAGATCGACTCGAAGATGTTCAGAAGATGATTAAAGATAAAAAGAGTGATGAAAAAGCTCTTGACTCTATCGCAGAGGGTGATATCAAAGCAGCTTTAGGGCTGTAGGAGTGTGACCTACTCTAAGATGGGTAGCAGTAGCAAAGAGAAGCCAACCCTAAAAGTGTCGCTTTGCTATGTGCTATCTATCTTAGGGTAGGCAGAAAGATAAAGAGTGTCGTGAGGCATTACAAAAAAACAAGGAAAATAGTATGGCTGTTTTTGGTGGATTGTCAGCAGCGGATTTTTTATCTGATGCTGATACAAAAGTTTCGTATAGTAAGAGTGTAACTCGTGAAGTTACAAAGAAGTCAAAGGTTAAACCTTTTATAGCAACAAGTGAGAATGATACTGAAAGTATTGTAAAAACTGTTCTTAAAACTTGTGAGATGGGTTCTGTAGTTGGTGTAGGGATGGAAGATGCTCTTGTTGAGAGTGGTGCAGTTGGAAATGTAGACTTTTCAGCAAGTGGCGAAGAGCTGAAAGACATTAAGCAATTTATAAAAGTTGATAGATTTCAACATGCAGTACCATCAACTCAGAGTATTGTGAACCAAAGAAATGCAGATAAGTTTAAGTCTCGTGCTAAAAACTCTCTTTCTAACTGGGGAACTATGAAGTTTGATAAAATCTTCTTCTCTGCTATGAGTGCTGATTGTACTAACATTGTAGCTTGTGGACATCATACAGATGCAGACACTACTAACATAGCAACTGCTGATGTTTTAACTACTGCAGATGTTGAAGAAGCAAAAAGAAGAGCACTTCTTGGTGTTGATTCAGCTGGTAATGCTGTTCCTCCACTCATCCCAGTTCGTACAACTCAGAGTGAGAATATGGGTTATTATGAAGAGGTTGAGTACTTTGTTATGTTCGTTGGAACAAATACAGCTCGTAACATCAAAAATGATGCAAACTGGGCAGAAGCTCGTAAAGATGCTCTTGAGAGAGGAAAGAAAAACCCTATCTTTAGTGGTGCTTTAGGTTTTTGGGATGGTGTTCTTTTACTTGATGTAAAAACTGATACTGCTCGTCAATCGGGTGTACTTACTTCTAACTCTAAGTTCGTTGGCTTTGGAAATGTGAAGAAGAGTGACTTAAGTATCTATACTGGTGCAGCTTCTCAAGAGACTGAGATTAACCTTTTAGTTGGTGCTGGTGCAGCTCACATGGTAGTAGACCAAGGTATCGCTTACTATGACTGGGAAGATAAAAACGACCCTCGTAGAATGAACGCAGGTATTGACAGAGTGTATGGCTTTGCTAAGACAAAGTACGAAGCAAGTGCTAATGATGGTATCTTAGAAGATAGCATTTTTGATGGAAAAGACTACGGTGTTATCGCTGTTGTTGCATCTACTGGTAAATAAGGAGTAGGAAATGGCTATTACAGTTAAGAGAAAAAATCGTGAGATTAGAGATGGTGGTACCATCTCTCGTGTAGTGAGTGGTGCTGATGTTGGAAAAACACTTGACTTCATGGGTATTGCAGAGGGTTTTCGTGTAACAAATGTAAATGTTACAGTTGATGAAGCTTTTGCTAATGCTGATAACAAAATCAGTGTAGGTATCGAGGGCGACTTGACTCGTTTTGTTGCTCAAACAGCGGTAGATACTGTTAAGGGTATTGGGTTTAACAATCGTCAGTTTACAGCAAATAAGTCTATGGCTATCGTAGCTGATATCGTAGGAGCTGCAAGTGCAACAGGTAGTGCTACTATCACAGTTGAGTATGCAAAACTTCCAGTCTCTAAGCAAGAGTATTAGGAGTATAGGATGGCTAAGGTATATTTTGCACCATCTTGTGCTATTAAGTATGTGGGGTCTAAGGCTAAAGTTTTCAATACCTCCTTAGCTCGTCCTAAACCGACTCTTAAAAAAGGTGACATTGTCATAGTAGATAAAAAAACTGCTTTTAATCTTACTAAAAAAGGGTTTGGAGAGTTTGAAGAAGTAGAAGAGATCTCTTTTGTTAAATCAGACACACAAACACAAGTGACAATAGATAAACTCAAAGCAGAGTTAGAAGCTTATAAGGCTGAAAACAACTCTCTTTTTGCGAAGCTAGTAGAAGCTACAAAAGAGAAAGAGTAAAAAATGAGAGTAAGCGACTTCATACTACAAACACGAACAGATTTACAAGAGAAGTCTGAACACTGGAATGATGAAGATTTGCTTATAAAACTAAAGAGAGCTTATGTCTCTCTTCAGTACGACTTACCCTATTTTATACAGAGAGAAGAACTCTCTATAATAGAGGGTAATAGTGAGTACTACTTAGAGTATGAGGCACTTAAAAATGTCTCTTTGATTATTGATGAGCAAGAGTATTTATTCTCCAATGTTGAAAACTTTTACACAGTTCCTAAAGAGAGAACTTATACCTTTATGCAAAATAGACTCTTAGTGAGTACTCCTAAGAGAGACTCTAAGGCTCTTATATTTTATAGACATTGTAAGATGATAGAGACACTTAACTGTTTTGTGGAGTTACCTATCCATTATCATAATGCTTTGAGACTTCTGTTTTTGAGCTATATACAAGAGAAACCGACACGAAATTCTAAAGAGAGAAACTTATCGTTGCACTACTTAAAGCTTTATGAAAAAGAGTTATATAAGCTAAAGAAAGAGCAAAAAGCAAGACCAAAAAATATTAAATCTAATTATCAAAAGGTGTAAAAATGGATTGGACAAATAGAGATACAGCACTTACTATACAAGGAGTTGGAACACTTGCTGGTGCTTGGGGACAATATGAAACAAATAAAGAAAGAAATAAACTTGCAAGAGAAGAACTTGATTATCAAAAACAAAAAGACTTAGCTGCAACAGCAAAGTACAATACAGCTCAGAAGAACCTTGACAATGCTTTTGATGCAAGCATACTCAATGTAAATAAGAAGAAAAAAAAGTATGATGCAAATGGAAACGAGATTGTAGACCCTGATTCTGCTAATGGCGATTCTGCTACAACAGCTTAGGGGTTTTTGATATGTTTGAAGATACTACACTTCTTATAGAGTGGCTTAGAGAGTCCTCTCGTCATTTTAAAAAGACAAAAGAGTTTTCACAAAAGGTAAGAGAGTACTATAATGGCGACCAGTTAGATGGAAGTATCAAAAATATATTAGCAAATCGTGGACAGCCTGAGCAGTATGAGAACCAAATAGCAAAACATAACAATGCAATACTTGGGTTTAAAAAAGAGAGAGCTATAGATATACGACTCTTTGGTAGGCAACAGCGAGATAAAGCAAGTGCAGATATGCTCAATGCTCTTCTTAAAGCCATAACACAAGTGAGTGACTATGAGATAGAGTCTGATGCTCTTGATGATGAGTTAAGCATAGAGGGTGTAGCTATCGCTGAACTTACCATCGAAGCAACTGGTGAGTTTGATGAGTTTGGCAGAGAGCATAAAGATGTGGACCCTAAGCAAGTGCCATCTATTGAAATGTATCTTGACCCATTTTCCCGAGGGAAAGACTACAATGAAGACGCACGATATATAACTCGTTGTTTTTGGATAGATGATGATGATTTAGCAGGTTTAGGATTCCCTCAAGATAAGATAGGTGACTTATCTTATGTGAACTACATAAGCGATATAGTAGAAGATGACCTCTATGTAGATGAGACTATAAGAAAACGAGTTTTACTCTCTTACACTTGGTATAGAAAATATGACGAAGAGTCTCAAAAAGATAAGTACTATTATGTGTTTTGGAGTGATACTACTATACTTATGCAGAATGAGTCTCCTTATAACTTTGATGCTTTTCCTTATGAGGTGGAGTTTTTAAACAGGGACTTTAAGGGCGAAGTAAAGTATTGGGGGCTTTATAGAGATATAATGCCGATTCAAGATCATATCAACTATGCAAAGCTTAGACTGCAAAATATGCTTGCAAATAATAAAACACTTATAAATAAAGCAGCTCTTATAGATGAAGATATAGAGCAGTTTAATGAAGAGTGGAGTCTTGACAATGCCACTGTAATGGTGGAAGATATAAACGGAATTAAAGACATAAAGCAAAATGTTCAAATACAACAGATACTCAACATTATCATAGATGGCAGACAGCAGATAAGTGAACTGCTAAACTCAAACAAAGAGATGCTTGGAACTGCAAACAATAGAATGAGTGGAGTAGGACAGGAACAGAGAATACAGACTGGGCTTGTAGGACTCTCTCGTTTTATGAATACAAGTGATAGACTTCAAAAGAAGATAGTCAAGAAGATAGTGAAGTTTATAGAGCAGTATTATGACTCACAAAGAGTTGTTAGTATCATTGATGAGGACTATATGCAGGACTTTATCACTATGAATGAAGCGAGTCGAAATGTTCATGGGGGTGTTGATTTTGAGTTGCTTGATGGTGGCAAAGTGAAGCCTATTGCAAACAACGAGATAAAAGTCGGGAAGTATGACCTAATCTATACAGCAAAACCAAAAGTAAACTCTATGAGTGCAGAGAGGCTGAGACAAAACACGGAACTGCTTAAAGTACTACAAAGTACGAACCCTGAGCTCGTGAAATATCTTGTACCTGACATTATGAAAGATAGTGGTTCTCCTAGTGCTAAGAAGATAAAAGGCATCATAGAGCAGATGGATGAACAGTCACAGAACTCTCCACAAGCACAACAAAATGCACAGCTTCAAGCAGAGAATGATAGGTTAAGCTTAACACTTAAACAGTCACAAGCGAATCTAAACAACACTAAAGCTAAGGCAATGCTTGACAAGAACAAGATAGACCTACAAAAAGCTTTTAGCAACTCTCTTATAGCTAAAGAGAGTGTTGTAGCGAAACACGATAAGAACCAACTTGATGCAATGAGGAGAGTGAACTAATGGGATGGTATGATGCTTTTAAAGGAGACACTGCAAGAGTGAATCTCCAAAACGCGGTAACAAGTGACAGCGGAAGTGCTGCTAAAAACTTCGGTGATGCTTTTGCTAAGATTGGGAAGAGTATGTATGATGCAGATGTACAAGACAATAAAGATTCACTTATTAACTTAGAGACACAGAATCAGCAAAATAAGCTTGACACTGCACAAGAGGCACAAACTCAGAAGAAATTTGATGATGCTTTTGCTAAAGATTATCAGAGTTTTGATGATAAAAAAGAGTGGGATGCAACTAAAGATATAGCAACTACTACAAAAGATGGAAAGATTGTACCTCTTTACTCTCCTAGTGCTGATGCTGTCAAAAAAGAGAAACAGTACTTTAAAACAATCGCTAATGATACAGGCTACACAAATGCAGTAACAGCTGGTGTAGGCGACAAAGATGGAATGTCTTTTGAAGACTGGAGAGCTAACAACCCTAATGCAAGTGCAGCAGTTGTAGCCAAAGTGCAAAAACTTATAGAAGACAAAGACAACACTAAAGCTAGTATAGAAAATGCAACTAAAAATTTGAAACACGAAAATGAGATAGTGAAGCTTAATGCTAAACTAGCTAAAAGTGAAGCTAAGAAAGACAACTTTAAAAAACCTTCTTCTATATCTGCTCAAAAGACAGCATCTACTATGGTTGATAGCTTGTATATGAAGAAAGATGAAAATGGGAATCTTGCATTTAAGGAAGGTGTGAATCCTCAAGAGCGAGACTTTGTTCAAAAAGCTGTTAGTGACTATCTTAAAGCTCCAGACTCAAACAACAACTTTCAAGATGCTCTTGAATATGCTGATAAGTTATGGAAAAATACGAAAGAGCAAGAAGACAAAAAAGCTCAAGAAGAAAAGATCAATACAAATACAACAACTATGGCAGAATACCTTAAGAGATTAGAATAATTAGCAAAGCTATCTCTAATATTAATCGTGTATAATGCCAACACTAATTACCAAAAGTAACAACTTTACTCTAAAGTCATACTATTTTTGGTATAAAGTTTGCTATTTGTGAAGATATGATACTATTTTTACAATATCGAATAGGTTGTCAATTTTTACTATTAACATATAAGGCTTAAAGGAGTTTATGTTATGAAAAAAATTATTCAAGAAGAGAGAGGAGATATTTAATGCCAACTTATATTTCTCAAGAATGGCCAGATATTTAATATCTGACATTATCTTTTTCACACCAATTTTGTTTGGCTCCACCATAATATACAACTGCTAGATTTTTCTTTAATAGTTCACCTCCAAGAGATATATTATCTATGTACACATCTGCAATCAGTCTAAAATACTTACCTCTTGATATATTTTTTAGTTCTATTACTTTTGCACCTCTAAATCTTTGCACTGTAAACTGTTTTGCTTTGAGTGCTAGTTTCTTTTCTTGTATATTTTTACTTTTCAACTCAGGTGTATCTATTCCTCTTATTCTCACGGGAACTCTATATCCTATTATCTTGGGATATCCTTTTATGTTAACTCTAAAAGTATCTCCATCGTAAACACTGGTTACTTTTGCAATTTCTACATCTTTGAACTTTATATCTTTTAATGCTTCTGCATATAAAGATGATAGAAGTAAAAATAATATGCTACCTGTTCTAAGTATGAAATGCATTTTAGCTTTTACCAATATTGGAATATTTTGTAAAAATAATATTAATAATGATATTAAAAACCCAAGTAAAAAAGATGATGGCAACAAGAGTACTGGAAACTTCTAAATTATTAAACTCGTCTTTCATAGCCAATATGCGAGGTGGTATCTCTTCAAGGACCGAATATCTAGGACTCATAAAATATATAACTGGAGCTATATAGTACAAATGCGAAACTCCAAATCCAAAGTACTCCACCTTTTCATCTCGTTCACAGTATTCATATAGAAGAACATACGGAAACATAATACCAGCAATCATTATGACAAAAGCAGTATCATATATATTCAGAAATATAAGTAGATGCTCATACGAATAAAAAAACATTTTCAAATTAGTTGTCCAGTATCCATACAAATACAATATATATGCAGAAATGTATGGAGTGCTAAATAAAAGTAGCCCTCTTACTATCAAATCTAACATCATCTACCCTCTATTTCAAAAACTTTATCTTTTATATCTTCATAGCTTTTTGATTTTATGTAGTTTTCTAGCCATGACTTTACCCAAGCAGGTATTTTTCTATCTGCATCATTCCATTTTCCTACAGTTGTATATTGTATTCCAGAGAGTTGTGCAAAATCTTTTCTTGTTAAATTATTATTTTTTAAAATATTATCAAATTCTTGTTTTTTCATCTTTAAAGCCCTATATTTAGACTTTACACCTTTTAGGGCGAAAAGTATTTTTATCCTTTTTGGATAATTAATTATATCATATTAGTACAAAATGGAGTGATTTTCTTGACAATATATCCAAAAAGGAGTAATATTCTTTTATAAATATCCAAAAAGGAGAATATTTTGAAAGAATTAATCAAGATAGAAAAACAAATTATAGGTGCTGAAGAGTTAAACGCAGTAAACGCAAGAGATTTACATAGTGGTCTTGAAATCAAGAAAGACTTTACAAACTGGATAAAAACTCAAATCCAAAGAGCTGGACTTCAAGAAAATGTGGACTATGTTGTTTCTACTGTTTCAAGTAGTGGTGGTCGTCCTCAGAAAAACTACATCATCACAACAGATGCAAGTAAACATATAGCGATGATGTCTCAAGGGACTAAAGCTCAAGAGGTTCGCAACTAATTCATAGCAGTAGAAAAAGAGTACAAGTCTCAAACATCAAGCGACGAACTGAGTCAGATACTTCCAGTACTACAGACTCTAGTTCAGATGATGACTCAGATGATGGTCATGTTTCAACAAAACAGACTAGAGTCTTAGCGTAACCACCTCTCCCCATCTCAACTAGATGAGAGAAAACTACCAGCAAACAGAGCAGGAAAAGCTCTAGCAGATTGTCATCACTGATCGTCGCGGCATACCAAGGAGGAGGTCCACACAGAACTCAACGGAG